CATAATCCGTTCCCAAGGAAAGCGTTCTGGAACCTGTGCCGTCCTGAATAACGACGATAATCCCAGATTGGCCCACTGTTTCCGTAGTAGGATTATCTAATGTAACATTACCCGTAAAGGTCAGGATGAAATTCTGATAAGCGTTAAAGTCGAGTGTAACACCGCCAGTATTTGTAGTATCCGTTAAGGTTGCCCCAATTGCGGCCTTACCAAATGTAGTCATCTGGTTTTCGTCAATTGACATTGCAGGGGTTGTACCAACCGCCGAACCCAGACCTATTACAAGATCATCAGCCGAATCATCAAGTCCTATGTAATAGTCTTGTGCATTACCGTCGAAGACGATCTTGGCATCTTCCGTTGCCCCATCACCGATTGTTACGGCATCGTCCGTGATGGAAAGAATATTATTTGTTCCTACGGTAGAGCCTTCTCCAATAATGAGTTTATCGGCGCTGTCATCCAAGCCAACATAAAAATCTTTAGCGTAACCGTCAAAAACGATCTTAGAATCGACTTCCGTACCATCACCGATTGTTACAGCATCATCATCTAAGGTAAGGATACCATTAGTACCTACGGCAGATCCTACTCCAATAACAAGTTTATCGGCGCTGTCATCGAGTCCGATATAGAAATCTTTGGCATTACCGTCATAAACCAGCTTAGTGTCTTCATCCGTACCGTCACCGATTGTTACAGCCGCCGCCGGGAAAACAACGGCTTGATTTTCATCGATGGACATTGCCGGGGTTGTGCCAACCACGGATCCAGAACCAATGACAAGATCGTCCGCTGAATCGTCTAGGCCGATATAGAAATCTTGCGCGGCACCGTCGAAGACAATCTTAGTGTCTTCTGCCGTGGCATCACCAACCGTAATTGAATCTGACACATACAAGTTAGCAAGCGCATCAACAACTGCCGCACCACTTCCCGCACCATCACAATATACTACAGCAGAGGAACCATTGGGTACGGTGATATTTGCACCAGACCCTTGACTAAGAATAACGCTGTACGGACCACTAGATCCAGAATCTGTGGTAGCGTTTATTATAATAAAATAAGCCGCCGTGGTGTTAGGTGCTATAGTAACCGTATTGTTGGCACCCAACGCTCCTGTGAATTTAATCACACGATACATACCAGCTTGAACGTTAGATGTACCAGAATCGGGAGAGGCTTCCCGGACGGTTAACGTATGCGTTGTTCCTGAAATGGCTACCGCACTATATGCTGCAATGCGGTCTATGATATCCCAGTTGTAATTAGTTGTTGTTCCCCAAGCACCAGATTGGTCGCCAGACCCCATTTCTTCGATGCCGAAACTTGTTGTATATGAAGAAGCCATATCCTTTTCCTTATGCTGCTATCTGTATCCAATTGGCGGATTGAGTAGTGTCAATTTCTTGCCAGATCAAGGCTACACCAACCGCCGTAGACGCTTGAACCCCAGTAGGTGTGACAGTCATAGATATTCCTGCTGTTGCAGTACCTACTTCAGTAGCGGCTGAGACTCCTGTGACTGATTGAGTTACAGGTATATAAACAACTGGAGATCCTATACCTGTAGATGCTGAAACGCCAGTAGGTGAAAGATTAACACTCACACCTGGAGTTACTGTACCCACCGCTGTAGAAGCAGAAACTCCTGTTATACTAACGGTTATAGGAAGACTAACCGTTGTCGTACCCACCGCTGTAGAAGCAGAAACACCCGTAATGGAAACAACCCCAGGACCGTTCCACGGCCCTGAATTCCAGGTTTCTCTGCCCCAACCGTTAAGGGTGGTGTTATCTGCCACTAAGAGATCCTTATAGCCGCATTATTTGCATCGTTTGCAGGCCACTGAATAGTGAAATCCCCTGCACTGGAAGATTTCGCTGACACAAAATCATACATCGCTACCGCAGGATATGCCGCGTGATTAGTTGTAGAACCAGTACCCGCAGTAGATAAGGTAGAGTTATATATCAACGCTCCCATTGCATTGGAAATAGTAGATGTTGACCATGTGGTATCTGCAAAATCCAAGTAGGCCGTTGTCGTTCCACCGCTATTATCACCCATACCAAGTGTCACACTTCCCAGAGTCGCGCCACCGGCTGAATAAGCCGTACCCGTTACTTCATTACTCGTAGTGTAACCAGTAGTATCCTGATCTATGGTGGCGCTATCGGTGAACATTGCTACTTTAAATGTATCGGCACCAATAGCACTAGAACCCGTGCGTGTATGAGCAGTCCAAAAATGTATTCCAGCCATTGCTTCAGCTTTAAATGTTCCGCAAACAGCAGATGTTCCAATAGCCATTACAGCCTCCTTATAATTTCAGCAATGTCTTCGTGACCTTGCTTTTTCATCAAAGCCCAAATTGTAGTTCGTTCGCTTTGCGCCATTCTATTCATATAAAAAATTAGGATGTCCTTCAACCTATCCTTATACGCTAAAGCCTGTTCTCGTATAACAGGCGGCGCATCTTCCGAAACCAGCATAATCTTATTCAATGCCATCTCAGCCATTTCTTCAGGAGAATGCCCCCTATCGGTAGATGTAAAAACAGCCACCTCTCCAATCTCAGAATTACCAGAAGCATCGAACATTACTGCACCGCCCTGCGGACACGATCATAGCGATATTGATCCCTTGTTTGTAGCCCTTCTCCAAGATTTTTCATCCACTGAATAGATTCTTGAAACCTGTTGTTATATAAAGAAAGAAGATCCTGTTCCCCTTTCATAAACGTATAGGCTTCCACAAGGCTACCGTATAAAAGAACAAGATCTGCATTATCTCCAAGCCAACTGGTTCCATCAGAACTTGTCGTTATGGAAGTCGGACGATAAAAATAATGAAGCTCCATTGAAAAATCAGCATTAGGAGTCGGCGCTAACAAAAAAGTGCTGGAATCCCAATCCGCATAATAACGCGGAACTCCAGTGGTAGTCGGATCCGGCGTATAATCCTGTAAAAAAGTTACTTGCTTATAAAGCAAAAATTCTTTGCTTGACGAATTAATTACACTCAAAGAATTTTGAGCCAAAAAATCCGCAGGTTTTTCCAGATACTCATTTCCGTTAGTCGCGCTACCTTGGGAATTTTTACGAAAAACATCTAACTGACATTCCTTCAGAATCCGCTCTTCCGCATTCACAATAAAAGCAGGCAACTGAGTGACAAAGGTAGTCTCTGCATTTTGCGTATAATCCTGAATCGCTGTTTTTAATGTAGTAAAAGTATATGCCATATTATGCGCTCACCGTTACAGGACCCGCAGAGGATGTACCTCCTCCACCATCAACATTACCTACCGTAGCTGTTCCACTACCCGCAGTAAAAGTGTACCTATCATCATTCACCTTTGTAATAGAAAAACCAGCCGCTGCCTCAATAGTCGCTGAAAGAAAACCATCAAAGTCTTCTACAGAACGAAATCGAACGGTGTCTCCCGTGCTTTTACCATGACCCGGTTGTGTGACGGTTATCACAGCACTGCCACTGGACCCGGATCTAAACGCATCATATTCTAAAAGAACCGTAACAGCGGGCTCCGTTCTATCCGGACGCGGGTTACGAAGAGCCTGGGGGTCTCCCACCACCCGAACAGGATTAAGTTGGGGTTGCTTCGATTCCCACTCATCTTTACCCACCAACATACCTGTCCATTCTTTCCGCATATCTCTAAGTTTATATGCGGCCCCCGAACGATCCGATATACCTAACGCATATTTATCTGAAGCATATTTTCCCATAATCACACGGCACTTATAAAGGTATACGTTGGAACTAAATTAATAGAGGGCATGTCGCGATCTTCTTGAGCCGCCCGCAAATATTCTTCCTCATACAACCCTTTAAGAAGTTGAACTTTCTCTGGAGCTTTTTTAAGAGCTAGATAATATGCCAAACCTGCCACTAAACAGGGATAAAAACGGAATGGCATATCTACAGTATTTGCGGAGGTATCAGCATCATCCATCCGTACCAAGCGGTCGTAGATCAATTGATCCGTACTATTTTCAGGAGAAGGCCAGACCTTAACAACAGGCGTAATCTGTCTATCCACAAAATATTGGACGGGACGCCCCGTCGTAGTTTTATCCGGAATGCTTAAATAAGTGTCCCGACTAACAGCACTAATAGAAAGGTCCGATCCACTACGTCTAATCACCGCCGATAACGTATCTATTGTAGATTGGACGTTTTCCAAGGAAACAACAGAAGATACCGTAGTAGTAGCCCCACTGGTTCCTCCGGTAATGGTTTCCGCTGCGGCAAAAGTACCAGAAGGAACCGTAATGGTCATAGAAGTAGCAGAAGGCTTAGTAATAACAGATGCCGTAGCCGCACTCGTACCACCCGTAATAGTTTCACCTACCGTGAAACTACCACTTGCCGCCACACTCATGGTTATTGTTCCTACCGGATATTCAAGAACCCCAACCACAAGGTTTTGGGTGACCCGCTCAATGGTCCATTGATTAAGTCCACGATTAGCCCAATCTGCAAAAAGGAAATTTAAAGATCTACGAGCAGTGCGGGCATCATAGCCTGTCCGTAACTCTAATCCACAACGCTCAAATGCTTCTTCTACATATTCCGCTACATTAGGTTCAAAATCCTTAGATCCAGAAACAGCCATGATAAAAACAACCTTCCATACTATTTCTGCATCAGTAGTCTTTAATCATACGCAAAACTACGTTGTAAGAATCTCCGGTAGCACCCGCCCCTGTGGTGGTAAAAAGAACATCACCGTTAGGAGACGTTCCTAGTTTTGACGAAAGACCACCAAAAGCAGACATATCAACATGGTCCGTAAAATCCGAAGGAAGATGCGTGATAAAAATATCTGTACTAGCGTCAGATAAAATCTCTACGGTCATACCAACCGTAGAGTACCAGATCTCAGCAATCCGAACACCAGTACACGCATCTCCTTCGATACTTGTTTCAAGGCTAGATACATCCACTTTTGTAACAGCACTCTCATTTCCATCATCTACATATTGATATGTAAAGCTCATTACAGCTTGACGAGGACCATCCAAAATTGTGGTAGAAGTAACTACATCAGCCATAATTTACCCCTATTCTTTTATCAACCCAGAAAGTACCATCGCCTTGTGTGCAGCACTACCGGGAGGTGGAACCTCCAAAGCAACCTTTTTCTTTCGTTCAGGTTTCTTCTTTTCCGTCCAAGCTTCATTTTCAGGCGTAGCCGGATCATCCCCAACAAACTTTCCTTTGGTGGTCCGCGTTCTGGTTTTTGCCATGTCTCACCTATTATGGTTGTTTGTTGTACTGAACCATACCATCCGTGGTACGCTGTGCTACCGTCAAGAGATAATCACAATCAACCTTATTGGCCGTAGCTTCACCAGCTACCGCAGCAAGCCACGTAGTCATTTGAGAAGTGGGAATGTTATCGGTAGTTGTTGTAACCAAGGCGCGGTCAACATAAAATTCCACCTGCGAAGTGCCACGAACCACAAAGCCCAATCGACGATCACCGCTAATCGTACTTCCGGAAACTGAACCATCAGCCATATCTACACCAGTATCTGTTGATGTTTCTGTGCCTCCACTGTCACAAACAGCCTTAATAGAGGCGTCTCCATCGGTAATCAAAAATCCAATTTGGTTGTTAGTTGAAAAAGGAACCCCTGTAGCTAAAGTACCATTTTCACATAAACCAACAAATACATCCATTTGATCCGCATCTGTCGAAACGATACGGGTTTCAAAGTATATGTTCTTACTGGCCTCTGGTCCCCAGATTTCATTACCTTGAAGAGAGGCACCTGTGTTGTCTGATCCAGTACCGGCAATTTCGTACCAGCCACCAACAGCGTCAGCTAAAATAGCACCTGTACCACTGGTAAGTTGTGAATAGGTCCAATCATTGGTCCCATCAACTGCGATCCCAGTAAAATCGTCATACTGGAAAACATAATCCGGGTTTGTTTGGATTGGTAAGTTCGTGAACCATGCGCCACCAGCAGTTTGATTAGCTCCACCACTATATGCCACGGGTCCAGAAAAACGTGTAGTACTCATAAATACCTCCTTACGAAAGGTTTCGCCCTAGAGTCTTCGTAAGCGTCTGCTGGGTCAGTCGCTAGGGCTAGAATTATCCCAGAAAATGGAGGGAGGTTACCCTCCCCCCGTATTCTCTTTACGCTCCTGGCGATCCAAAGATACCACGAGGATCAGACCAACCAAACGCATAGCGTTCGCGGGCCTTATACCTCACGTTCCCGGTATCGAAGTCACCTTCCATTGAAGTACGAACTGCCGTCCGGTTGAAACCTTTCAAACCGTTTGGCGCATCCGTCTTAATGAACCACGCATCCGTATCCGTCAGGAAATGGTTAACGGCATAACCGTCCGGAAGCATACCCATGTTCCGAATAGCATTAATGTCGTTATCCGCAGTTCCTGGACGCAACGTGGATTCCAAGAGACGATCTGCGGTAAATTGAAGTTCCTTGGGAACAATCATTTTCGTACCGCTAACCGCAACTTTTAAGCCCCGCTCATCAACGAAACCAGCAATATCAATGAGAGCTTGCTCTAAACTAGTCTCATTAAGATCCGCTGCCGTTGAAAGCTCGTTCCGGAAAGTGCTGCCGTTTGCAAGAGTATGTGCTGTTGAGCAAAGCTCAAGACCATCACCACCTGTGTACGTGCTGTCGAAAGCATTGTTAAGGATTGCAGCACCCTTAACTTGTTTCGTCTGGCTCATGCTACGTGCAAGGGCCTTTGTATACCGACTAGCAAGTCGATCATAAAGGTTATCCTCAATAGCT